TAACAAAAGAATCAGTAAAGTTTTCTCTGGTAAAATCTCAGACGTTGTTAGCTCATTTGTTAAAGATAAAATTGACGGTCTAGAAAGCACTAAGAAATTCAATATCGAAAACACTAGAAACACTATCAAGTATGTTTCTCCATATTGGACTCCAGTTCAAAACTTGACTTTCTTATCAGATAACTCTATCTCTGAAAATCAATCACCATCATTCTTATTTTATGAGAACCGTGATGGTTTTAATTTCAGATCACTTGAGAGCCTCTATAAAACTAAATCATATCAGCAATTTATCATGGATAAGTATTCTCGTGATAGTTTTCCAAAGGGTGGTAATGCACTGAATATTTTGGAAGATTATAAGCGCGTCGGAGAGATTGACTTCATCGAGTCGTATGATTATATGGATAGATTGTCTGGTGGTATGTATACTTCTAAGTTGATTTCTTATGATTCAACTAAAAAGACTTACACTGTAAAGAACTTTGATATTAAAAAGAAGTTTGATAAACAACACCACTTAAACGAGAACCCTTTATTCTCAGAAAAGGCTATTGGTAGAAGTAACGCGAAGCAGATTCTATTCCCAAGAGCTTTTGAAACATTCACTTCTTTTGGTGACACAACAAACGCTCGCGTGCTCCAAGAACGTATCTCTTTCCTTAAGATGGCTGAAGCGCAAAAGGTAAATATTACAGTCCCTGGTCGATGTGATTATACCGTTGGTCAAGTTGCAGAGTTGACATTATATAAGAAACAACCTATGCAAAAGAAAGACCGCCATGAAGACATGATTGATAATGTCAATAGTGGTAAATATTTGGTGGCAGCAATTAACCATCAAATCTCAGTAGATGGTCACACATGTTATATTGAATTGATTAAAGATTCTATGAAGAAGAAAGTTGGATAATGCAAATCTATTTCGGTATCGTTGAAAATCGTAGCGACCCATTAGAGTTAGGTCGCTGCCAAGTCCGCGTTGTAGGTTTACACACGCACGACAAAAACCTATTACCAACATCAGACTTACCATGGTGCGCTTCAATGCAACCAGTTACTTCTGCTGCTATGAATGGTATCGGGCATACCCCTCTTGGTCCAGTTGAAGGAACATCAGTTGTTGTCACATACCTAGATGATTCCTTGCAACAAGGTCTTATTATGGGTGCTGTCGGTGGTATTGCCACAAACCCTGTTCCTATTGACTTTGATGACTCTGGTCCAATCGCACAAACCGACACTGCTGGTAAAGACGTTGTTCGTTTGAGATCTATTCCTGGTCCAGTTAGTGGCCAGATTATCACATTGTATGACCCAGATTATGGTCGTACCGACCTGACATCCAAGCTAGTTGCTAACATGCGCGTTAGCGGTTATGGTATTGAATATGGAACTGTAATTGTTTCCATTGATAGTGGCACTCAAATTACAATCTCAAAAGCGGTTCGAGATTTTAGTGAAAACTTAATTGACTTTGAACCACCTCTAGCGTCTGTACAAGCAGTTGTTGCGTCAAAGACTAACGTTACTGGTTCAACCTTGGATCAAAAATCTGATCCAGTTAAAACAACAGCAGTTAACACTGAAATTCCAACTCTACCGCCACTCCCAGAATTTAAGAATACCCAGACTAAAGCGTCGGAAGGTATTAAAGCACTTATTGCTGCATGTGATAAAGTTGGGTTAACTACTAAAGAACAAAAGTGTGCTTTACTTGGTATTGCTGGTGGTGAATCTGGATGGATTCCTCAGAAAGAATCTTTCAATTATTCTCCAGCCAGACTAAAACAAATCTTCTCGTTTGCTACTGATGAAGATGTTGCCAAATACGCTAATGCTACAAAGAATGGCGTTACTAGAGAAGAATTCTTCTCATGGTGTTATGGACCAACAAAACGTGGTAAAGGTTTCATGGGTCATAAGACTGATGAAGATGGTGGTAAGTATTACGGTCGCGGTTTCATTCAACTTACAGGTTACTCTAATTACAAGAAGTATAACGACATGGCACAGAAGCTAGGTCTTCTTGTTGATATTGTAAATTTCCCAGATCAACTTGATATGGATATTAACGCTTCTGCTATTATCGCAGCGTTGTATATCAAAGATCGCGTACCGAGCGCAATTAATGCTAACTCTCACCCAGACTTTTTCTATGCGGCTAAGAAAGCTGTTGGTGTAAACTCGCCAGATATCGCTGCTAGAAAACTTCGTTACTATGAATATTTCTATGGTAAAGAAGGTGGCGGTGGTGTAGTTAAAGATGCTGGCGCTGCAGCTCCTGTTGTCGAAGATAACGCTGAAACTAAACCTGGTCCATCAAAGAAGTCAATTGAGACTGGTTCGTTTGGTTTAGGTTTCCGTGATCCAAACAACAAATACCCTCTACAAGATTATATCGGTGAATCAGACGTTAATCGTTTGGCTCGCGGTGTTATTGAAGGCACAGCAGTTAAGCTAAAAGATGCCACTAGAAAGATTGGTATTCCAACTTCTTCTGGCGCAACTTGGGATCAACCACCAGCACCATTCGGCGCTAAATACCCATTCAACAAAGTATACGAAACTGAATCTGGTCATATTCAAGAGTTTGACGATACTCCTGGACAAGAACGTATCAACACATATCACCGTTCAGGTACATATACCGAAATTGATACAAACGGTACGCAAGTAAATTACATTGTTGGTGATAATTTTATTCTGATGGAACAGAACGGTTGTATCCACGTTGCTGGTGAATGTAATATCACAGTTGATGGTAATACTAACATTTATGCCCGTTCTGACGCTAACGTTAAGGTTGAACAAAATGCAACTGTGACAGTTGGTAACGTGTTAGAAATCGGCTCAGCTAATGATACAACCCTAGCCGTTGGCGGTGACTTACTAATGAAGGTCGCTGGTAGTTTCAAAGTTGATGCTGGAAACATTGCTGTTAAATCTCAAGGCGCATATTCGACACAAGCTCTTGGAGATCTTTCCCAGAAAGGTGCTTCAGTTGCCATCGAGTCAGAAGGTGACGCTGATATCAATGTAGCTGGAACATTCAACATGAATTACTCTGAAGGTAACTTTGGTGTAAGTGCTGGTTCTGCTGTTGAAGTTGAAGATGTTGGTTTAACACCACCAGAAGCTGGTCACCCATTGAATTCAGTTATTGGTTATTCTATTGCCCCTCCAAGAGAATTTGAAGAGAAGGCTGTTGTTGAAACCCCTGATGATTGGGATACTCCAGAAGGTCGCGCGCAAGCTCAGAAACAAGCTGCTACTGAGGGTGTTGTTGGTGTTGCTCCAGTTGCTATTGCTGATGAGGCTGGTAGTGCCGCTACTGGAGGATCTAATAAGCCAATTGCTGTTGATAAAAATAACATCCAGAACACTAAAGACTTCACCGATGATTATCGACTATCTAAGAACATTGTTCTTGGTATGGTTATTTCTGGTGGCGTTGGCGGTAAGCATCGTCTAACACCACAGATGTTAAAGCCTAACGCTGACGCTCAAGAACGTTTGTATACTGTACAAGAAATTGTAGGTAACTTGGCTGAATCTGCACACAACATCTTAGAACCAATCATTGACATTCTACCAGGAGGTCGCTCAGGATATAATTCTCAATGGGCTATCTCTTCTGGCTATCGTTTGAAAGGTGTTGTTTCTAATGAATCTCCAACATCAGATCACTGTAAAGGTCACTGTGTTGATATTGTGCTTAAGATCCCTGACAAGTACACTAAGACTTTTGAGATGATTCAGAAGATTGAGCCTTTGATTGTATATGATCAATTGATTCTAGAATATCGCCACCCAGATTCTGTATGGATGCATATTTCTTACCGTAAGGATAACAACCGTAAGATGGCATTCACTATGGTTAACGATAAAGTATACAAGAGAAATGCTAAGGGTCTTCCTCAAGGATTCTTCTTGATCAACTCTATTCCTCCAAAAGGTAGCATCTAATGGCTGGAGTTTGGAACATTGATACTTTCGCGAATGTAGATGAATACCAAGCGTTCTCACATTCGCTAACTTATACTGATTCAGACTTCCCATCAAATACTTACAAGGTTGTAGTAACACCGAATGAGACAAACCCAGAAACAATCTATATCAGCGGAAACAACATAACTGGTTACTACACGAACGTGTTTGATATGTTTGTCAAGTATAAGACAAAAGCAGTACCGAATGAATTCATAACGGTTAACAACTTTAGACTTATCAACATAGATAAACTAGAACAGGTTATCGAATACCGACCAGATACGACTCCATCTAAACCTTACACCTATACGGCTAACGTGTATCTAGACACAACGTTAATTACAAGTAAGGTTTACACAAAGGTTGTGAATAATAACTGGGATTTAAATAGAACGTTATTGCTTCAATACATTAACTCAACTGCTGTTCCAGACGCATCAATGTATAAGCAATGGATAAATAGTATTAACGCAGCCACTGTAAAGTGGAGAAATACAACCAACTTGGATATTAACTGGGCATAAGATGGAAATCCCAAATATTTTTAAACAAAGAACTGGTGCCATCCAGCTATCCGACTTGGATGATAACTTTGATATTGTCAAGGTTACAGTCAACACTCATGAAACTGAGATTACAACTCTACAAGCTGGTCAAGCTACCCTGACAACTCAGATTGCTAACTTCTCTGCCATTCCTATTGGTTGTATCGTTATGTGGTCTGGGTCAGTCTCGACTATCCCTTCTGGGTGGAGACTATGTGATGGTACAAACAATACGCCTGATTTAAGAGATAGATTTGTAATTGGCGCAAGGTCAGATTCTGGTGGTTCAGCTACAACTTTCGTGACGGGCGCAGATACTAAGACTGGTGGTTCTAAAGACGCCATTGCGGTTGATCATACTCACACTGCTACTTCTTACGCTACTTCATCTGCATCAGCAACAAACGATACTGATTCATGGTCTGGTCAGTTGTATGCTTCTGACTCTGGTCTTTCTGGTAATGGGGTGTTTTCTAATGGCGGAAATAACAGTAACACGTTCTCTGATAATTTGTCATCGAGCACTAACACAGAGAACAGTTGGATTAACGCTTCTCATAGCCATACTCACACCCACACGGTTTCTGTATCAACAAGCGTAACAACTACAATCGCTGGTACTGGTACTACTGGCACAAATAAGAACTTGCCACCATACTATTCTTTGGCGTTCATTATGAAGGTCTAATATGTCAGGAATCGCAGTTATTGGAGATACTACAACTGGCCATGATGGATATCCTCCAACTAAGATGGTCACATCTCCAGTATCTAAGACAAAATTTAATGGACAAAAACCAGGAGTGGTAGACCCAGCGTGTCAGTTTCTACCTCACAATAAAGGTAGTTCAGTTCATCCACAGGTAGCGAGATACCCGATCGAGGGATCTAAAAAGACAAAGATTGAAGGATATTACCTTGCAAGAATCGGGGATAAATTAGCAGACGGAGACGTAATTGCTAAAGGATCTGATAATAGTTTCATAGAATAAGAATAAATAATACTTATGAGCAGAAATACAAGAACGTTCTCAGACCTAGATTTTAACTTTACCCCTCACCCTGTGACGGGGGATTTAGTTCAACGATATGACGAGAACGCTATTAAGCAATCAGTAAAGAACTTACTTCAAATCCGTCACTATGAGAAACCATTCCATAGCGAGATCGGTAGCCCGTTAAGAGAATTACTATTTGAGAACATTACACCACTTACTGAGAAGATGGCTCAACGAGCTATTATCGACATTATTTCAAACTTTGAACCTAGAGTGAATTTGATAGATGTTAACGTTATTGCATCTGATGAGAACAACTCGCTTTACATCAACGTGGTATTTAAAATTGTTAACACGGAACGACCAATAACTCTTGACTTTATTCTAGAGAGAACACGATAATGGCACAATCAACAAAACGTATTAAAGTTAATGCATTAGATTTTGATGAGATTAAGGATAACCTAAAGGCTTTCCTTTCAGCTCAAGATCAATTTAAAGACTATGACTTTGAAGGTTCTTCTTTCAACGTTCTACTAGATCTACTAGCATACAACACTCACTATAATAACCTATACACTAACTTAGCAGTCAATGAGATGTTCCTTGACTCTGCCAGCAAGAGAGCTTCAGTAGTTTCTATCGCTAAGATGTTAGGTTATGTTCCAAGTTCAGCTAAGTGTGCGAAGTCTTATGTTAACGCCACAATTACTGCTCCAACATACTATCAATCTGTTATTACGCTTCCAGCTAATCAACCATTCTTGACTTCTATTGATGGCGTTTCTTATACGTTCTATAACACTTCTGACGTTACTACTGTTGCTGTCGGTGGTACTTATACATTCAACAACGTTGAATTGATTGAAGGTATTCCTTTAACATATAGCTATACAATTCGTCCTGGTCAAAAGTACATTATCCCAAACGCCAACGTTGACTTGACTACTCTAATTGTTAAAGTTCGCGAAACAGCTGACTCTGATACATTCGTAGTTTATTCTTCAGCAGCAGAAGGTTCTGTTACTGATATGAACTCCAACTCAAAAGCATACTTCATTAAAGAGCTTGATGATGGTATTTACGAAATCTATTTCGGTGATGGTGTTGTTGGTTATAAACCAATCGACGGAAACTATCTAACTTTTGAATACTATGTTTCTTCTCTAGAAGGACCAAACGGTGCTAACCAGTTCTCTTATGCTGGTACTGCTCTTTTGGGTTCTGGTTTAACTGTTGTTGCCCAATCTGCTGCTCTTGGTGGTTCTTCTCCAGAAGACGTCGATGCTATTAAGTATAATGCTCCACGTATGTTCGCTGCTCAGAACAGAGCAGTTACAACTGAAGATTACAAGACTCTGATTATGAAGAACTTCCCTGCAGCTTCTTCAGTAGTTGTTTGGGGTGGTGAAGATAACGATCCCCCAATTTACGGTAAGACTTTCATCTGCGTTAAGCCAACTGATACTAACAAGTTGACTGACACAGAAAAGGATTATATCAAGAACCAGATTATCGCTCCGAAATCTGTTGTTTCTATTACACCTGAGTTTATTGACCCAGAATACTTTAACGTTCAGATCGACGTTACAGCGTATTACAACGCTAAAGTTTCTGATAAAACTCCAGCTCAGCTAGAAACTCTAATCCGTGATGCTATCTATGCATACGATGATACGAACCTTAGAAAGTTTGATGGTGTTCTACGTTACTCTCAATTGGTTCGTTTAGTTGACGAAGTTGACCAAGCTATTGTAAACAACACAACTAAGATTCTAGTTCGTCGTGAATTTACACCACGTTATAACCTTTCAGCCGAATACAAGTTGAACATGATCAACCCGATCTTCAACTCTACAATCCCAGCTGAATCAGTTATCTCTACTGGTTTCTATATTCCAAACACTGCTAACATCCACTACATCGACGATGATGGTCAAGGCAACTTGCGTCTATTCTATTATGACGCTCAACAGAACAAATACATTGTTAACCCTAAGATCGGCGAAGTTAATTATGCTAGCGGTACTCTAATCGTTCGTAACTTGACTATTACATCTATGGCTGACGCGACTTTCGAGTTCATTCTTAAACCAGAATCTTATGACGTTGTTACAGCGTATAACCAGATCGTACAGGTTGCTCGTAACTATCTGAACGTAAACGTAATTAACGATATGACTGCTGCTGGTTCTAACCAAGCTGGTAAGAACTACGTCTTCACTTCTATCAGAAACCTAAAGTAATATGGCTAACACTATCCCTAGAGTTGCGCTGAAAAACTTAGCAGCGCAACAGTTACCTGAATTCGTAAGAGCCGAATATCCAACGTTCGTCTCTTTCGTAGAGGCATATTACGAATTTTTGGATAATCAGGGTGTTGACCTTAAACAAGTCAGAGACATTGACGAGACCCTTGAAGATTACATTAAATTTTTCAAGGCTGAACTAGCTCACAACTATCCAGTTGTAAGTACTGATACCAACACTGAACGTTTCTTGTTGAAGCACATCAAGGAACAGTATCTAGCCAAAGGTTCTGAAGCATCATACAAACTTCTATTCCGTTTGTTATACGGTAAGGATGTTTTCATTGATTATCCAGGTCGTCAGATGCTTCGAGTTTCTGATGGTCGTTGGACACAAGACGTTTCTATTTTCGTGCAGGTTGCTCAAGGTAATCCTCTGAATCTGGTCGGTAAGAATATTAACATTCAAACTGGTAAGAAGATCTATAACACTAATGTAGTTTCTGGTGTTGATTCTTTTGCTGGTGTTACTGCTAGCGTTCAAAACGCAGTTGTTGTTAATGAGGCACTTGGTGTTTGGGAATTATTCTTAGATAGAAACTTCTATGGTGAGATTTCGCCAAATAACACTGTTAAGTATGGTTCAGAGTTTCAAGCTACCATCTTACCTAACACCGCTAAGATTAAAATTAACGAACCAGGTCGTAACTTTAGACCTGGTATGGTTTTCCAGTTAAACACTGGTGAAGGTACTCCGTTCTGGTTCAAGGTTGCCACTGTAGACGAAAATGGCGGATTGAAAACAATCGACACTATTAAGTTCGGTCTTTTCTATAATACCAGCTTCGCGGTTACAGTTCTTCCAGGATCTGCCGTAACTTCTAAAAAGAAAAGAACTACAACAGTTTCTGACCTAACATATACTGTTGCAAGTAACGGCAAGATCGTAGATTTTACAATCTTAAATGGTGGTATGAATTACCAGATCGCTCCGTTGGTTGAGGTTACTGGCAACGGTACTGGAGCTTTAGCACATACTGTTATTGAAAATGGTTCTATCACTGAAATCATAATCGACGATTTCGGTTCAGGGTATACTGGTGAAGTTTATGCTCAGATCACTAATGCTCCAGGAGATGTTCTTGGTAATGGTGCTTCTGTTAAACCAATTATTGGCGCAGACTATTCTTATAAAATGAACGACAAAACTGACGGTTTTACCGAATCAGGATATGTCAACTATGGAGATTACTGGACTCACGCCTATTCTGACGGTACATACGTTGGTACTATTGCTCGTCAGTTCTTCATTAATGCGCAAGATACACAAGGTACTAACCCAGCGATTCTAAACGTAAGCCTAGAGGCAGTTTCTAAGTACCCAGGATATTACAAGACTAACGACGGCTTCTTGGATGATTCTATGATGATCCAAGACTCATACTATTTCCAAGCCTTCGCTTATGTGTTGAAGATTGACGAACAGTTACAGTCTTATGCTTCTGTTGTTCGTTCAATGCTTCACCCGTCTGGTATGGCTATGTTTGGTGAGTATTCCATCAACAACAAGATTGCTCTTGCAGTTGGTCTTACTTCTCTTGTCAAGTCTCTTGGTGTTACTATCTACGATACTATTATTGCTTCCGACGATTATGAGTTGGACTCTAATGGTAACGTTATTCGAGGTACATACTTCAAAGCATACAAATACCTTGAAACTGAATATGATGGTAACAACATCACAGACGTTAAGACGTTCTTGTTTACTAAAGCTGTAAATGATTCATACTCTACAACTGAAGTATTCAACAAAGTCTTTACTAAGAGCATCGGTGCCACTGGCCAAGCTGAAACTGTATTCATGATTGAAACAGTCGGTAAGTATTTTGGTAAGACTGCAGCCGATACAACTCAATTGGTTGAGAATTACACTAAGCTGTTAACAACTAAGAAAATAACAGATTTCCAACCAATTGGTGAACAGCACGCTATTGCTTTTACCCTAAATACCATTAATGATCCAATGTCTGGCATGTATCCAGAAAGCGGGTATGTTACTCTCGAGCCTTATGATTTAGGCTCATATCAAGCAGAATGGTACGCAAATACACGTCCATCAACTTTCTCATCTTAAGGAGACACTATGATTGAACAAATTCAACAAGGAAGCCAAGTAAGCCCAAAGGGTTGGGTTACTGTTACTAAAACAAACGAACTAGGTCAAATTACTGAGCAGTTCGAAGTTCCTAACCTAGTTGTTACAACTGGTAAGGTTTACATCGCAGGTAAAATGATTGCAACTAACGCTGACGTTCCAGTTGCTATGACTCATATGGGTATCGGTACTGGTACTGCTTCTCCATTAGCAGAAGATACTACACTAGGTACTCAAACTGGTCGTGTTCTATTGTCTGGTAACTTGCAAGAAGCCAACGCTATCACTTACACTGCTACTTTCCCAGCAGGTACTGGTACTGGTGCTATTACTGAAGCTGGTATTTTCAATGCCTCTACTGGTGGTACTATGCTTTGCCGTACAGTGTTCCCAGTTGTTACTAAGCAAGCTGGTGATACTATCGCTATCACTTGGAAAGTTACAGTAAGTTAATTTTTAGTTTTTCTATATTATATTAAGTTAAACTATCGACGGAATTAAACATGGCAGATACAAAGCTAGTAAAATCGATTCTATATAAATCCTTAGCTGAGGGTGTGTATAGAGACGTTGTTACAAAATCTTCATCATACTATTATTTTCTTGGGCAAACCCTTAACTGGGTTGACGAGAACAACCCACCAAAGCCGATTGATAGTTTAACTTACGAACACTCGGTTCGTAACGAAATTATTACGATTAAAGAAATCAAACCATCAGATATCTCATTCGTTATTAAACGTAGAGATTGGGCATCAGATGTAGTTTATGATATGTACGATGACCGTTATTCTGACGAAGTTATCGGCGTAGATATTATTTCTGGTGGCTCTGGATATATCAACATTTCAGACATTCAGTTAGAAATTGTTGGCGGTGGTGGTACTGGTGCAACAGCCGTCGTATCTGAAATTACAGGTTCTTCTATCTCTGGTATTGTATTAACAAACCCAGGATCTGGTTATACTTCAGTTCCAACTATTAACGTTGTATCTTCTTCTGGTACTGGTGTTGACCTTCGCGTCAAGATCGGTATCTCTTCAACAGGTTTCCAGAAGATTGAACAAGCTGCATTCTATGTTGTTACTGACGAATACAACGTTTACAAGTGCTTGGATAACAACAATGGTAATCTTTCTAAGATTAAACCTACTGGCACTCAGTTAGACCCAATCAAAACTACTGATGGTTACATTTGGAAGTTCATGTATAACATTCCAATTAACCTTCGTAACAAGTTTTATACTGACGAATATATCCCAGTGGTTTCAGCTTTAACCAACCACTTCTATTCTAACGGTACAATTGACAACGTTTATATTACTAACCGTGGTCAAGGATATTCTAGCGCGATTGTTTCTGTAACTGGTGATGGATACAGAGAGTCTGACCCGATTCTTATTACTAGAGCAACTGTTGTTTCTGAAGGTACTGGTTATCAAAATGGTGCAACAATTGAATTTGCTCCTCCATTTGCTTCATTCTCGCCATTTATCCCTAATGGTGCGGTTAACCTTGGCCAGATTATTAAGAACGAGTACGAAGACTTCTATGAAGTTATGACTCCTGGTTCTCTTGGCCCAGTTCAACCTAGCCATAAGTTTGGTACTGTTCTAAACGGTACAACTGCTATGAAGTATCGTGGCACTACAATGCAAGGTACTATCACGCTTAGAAATGATAAGAACATTGTTGGGGTGAACCTTACAAATACTGGTTCAGCTTATACACAACCTCCAGTTATTACTGTGAATGATCCAACTGGTCAAGGCGCTCAGATTACTGCTCTAATCGGTGATTCTGGTATCAGTTCAATAAGTATCAATAACTCTAATTCAAATCACAATTACGTTTCTCCGATCTTAACTGTTGTCGGTGGTGGTGGTTCTGGTGCTATCCTGCAACCAGTTCTAGTTAACGGTGATATTGATGAAGTTGTTGTAATCTCAGCTGGTTCTGGTTACACTGAAGTCCCAACTATCCGTATTGAAGATCCTTCTGGTTCTGGTTGTGTTATGACACCAATCCTATCAGGTTCTCCGATTCTGGACGTTGTTATCGTCAACGGTGGTACTGGTTACACTAACCCTGAAATTACAATTGACGCTGCCCCAGGAGATGCTGGTTTCGGGGCAACTGCCACAGCGGTTGTTGAAACTGGTGTTATTGATGATGTTTCTCTAATCGGTAGCGTTCGTGAAGTTGTTTTAATTTCTTCTGGTTCTGGATATAATACACCTCCAACAGTAACTATCTCTGGTGGTGGAGGTAACTATGCTGTTGTTCGTTCTAAACTTTATGCTGATAAAGTTATTTCAACAACAGTTATTAACTCTGGTCAAGATTACCTTGGAACTCCGACTGTAACTTTTGGTACTCCATGGGAACAAGGATTAGAAGTTTACACAAACGACCAATTCTCAAATGGCTCTAACCTTTACACTGTTGTTGAAGGTGGATTCTTTGGTCACGTTTCTCCGTCTTGGAATACTGGAACTCAATACACTTCAGTACCATGGGTTGCTACAACAGAACTTGTTGCTGGTGAAACTGTTTACAGAGAAGTCAGTGGGGTTAAGCACCTATATTTGGTTCTTGAAAGCGGATACACTAGCACTACTCCTCCAGAGTTTTTGAGTGGCGATGGTTCTGCTGCTACTTATGGCGTTGGTTTACGTCATATTGGACCAGTTGCCAGCCTTCGTAGAGATGGTTCTGTTGCTACTGGTTACGCTGTTATGCGTTACGGTGCTGGTTATTCTGTAACTCCTGCAGTTAATATCATTGATCAAAATGGTCACGGTGCTGAAATCAACTTCTTTACTGCCAAGTCAGAAGCTAAGATTTCTGCTATTACTGAAAATGGTCAGATTATCTATTTGGTTATTGATGATCCAGGAGTTGGTTACACTAAAGCAACCATCAACGTAACAGGTGACGGTCAAGGTGCTATGTTAACAGCTGACCTTTCATTGGGCGCTATTTCTTCACAGCAAGCTAACAACGAAATTTTAACTCCAGCTGGCACAGTTGATGCTATTGCTATTGTATCTGGCGGTTATTCATATGGTGTTGCTAACATCCTTATTGAGGGTGATGGAGTTGGAGCTACTGCGAAAGCAATTATTGATCCAATTACTCAAGCTATTACTAAAGTACAAATCACTAACCGTGGCGAAGGATACACATACGCTAACGTTAAGGTTATTGGTAACGGTTCTGGTGCTAACTTAAGAGCAATTATTTCACCTTTTGGCGGTCACGGTAAGAGTTCCCCTGAAGAATTGTATGCAACTAACTTGATGTTTTATACAAATATTTCTAACGATTTGAACCAAGGTGTTGTGGTTGGTAACGATTATCGCCAAGTTGGTATCTTGAAAGACCCTCGCGTGTTTGACGGGTTTGAGCGTTATCAAGGTTCTTTAGGTTCTTCTTGCTTTATTGTGCAGGCACCTATCAATATTCTTCGCTTCTCTAAAGATGAAGATTTGTATATTGAACGTATTTCTCACCCAGATATTGAATGGGCACCTTCGCTTGTTCTAAACACTGGTGAATTTATCTGGACAAGCGATAGAATCTATGCTGTTGCTGAAGGTGGAGTTTCTGGTTCTTCTGCACCAACATCCACTACTGGTACTGAAACTAACGGTTTTGCCAAGCTGAACTATGTTGGTTCAACTAAATCTAAAAAGCGTTACCGTATTGTTTCTATGTCTTCAGTATTCGCTTTGGTACAGTCATTAGACAGCGATATCCCAGAATCTAACGATGTATTCATTAGAACTGCTAACATCTCTGATAACTTTACAGCTATCTCAGTTGGTATGCCAAACTTCGATAAATTCTCTGGTCAGCTACTATACATTGACAATAAACAAGGCTTCACACCGTCTGGTGATGAAACTATTACGCTAAGAACAATCGTACAATTTTAACTAAATAATAGAGTTATTGTTTAACTTATAAAGAGACAAAAAGAATGGCACTTGATTTTAATACAGAACCGTACTTTGATGATTACGACGCAAAGAAAGACTTTTATCGCGTTCTGTTCCGCCCAAGCTATGCGGTACAGGCTCGTGAACTTACACAGATGCAGACCATTCTGCAAAACCAAGTCTCTCGCTTTGGCGATCACGTATTCAAGAATGGTTCTCAAGTAATCCCAGGTTCAGTGAACGTTGATAACAAAGTTCACTTTATCAAACTTGAACAGTTCACTGGTACTGTTGACGTTACAACATATATTGAATCGTTTAAGAATAAGATTATCACTGGCGAAACTTCTGGTGTTAAGATGCGCGTTCTTGACACTTCTGGTGGTTCCGCAGTTGTAGACCAACTAGGTGTTCCGACTCTATACTGTAAGATTGAAGGTACTGCAGCTGATACTGTTACTAACCGTCTACAACCAGGCGAGAACGTTGTTGCATACACTGATGACAACTTGATTTCTACAAACTTCCGCTTAGTGGAAGACCAACTAACAGATATTTCTGCTGTTATTAAGCTAACTGGTTCTGCTTCTGAAACACCAACTACTTACACTAACAACCCATCTTCTGACGTTATCGGTTATGGTTACAGTGTTGATGTTGGAGCAGGTATCTATTATGTAGATGGTACTTTCGTTCGTAACGATGATTTGAAACTATACGTTTCCCGTTTCGATAACACTCCATCTTGCCGTGTTGGTTTCAAAGTAACAGAAGAAACTGTTGCCCCAGAAGACGATGAGTCTATTCTAGATAACGCGACTGGTTCTTATAACTTCGCGGCTCCAGGCGCTCACCGTTATAAAGTTTCCCTTTCTCTAGTTAAACTTCCTTTAACTGGTACTGATACAATCAAATTTATTGAATTGGTTCGTATCGTTAACGGTCGCGTACACCAGAAGATTACTGGCAGCTCTTATGCTGAACTAGAAAAGTCTATGGCTCGTCGTACTTATGATGAGTCTGGTAACTATGAAACTAACAAGTTCAAACTGTCTGTTCGCGAGCACTTGAACGACGGTACTAACCAAGGTGTTTATACTCCATTGGCAGACGGCGTTTTACCAACTGCTGGCGTAACATATGGTGACACTAATAAGTTCTGCGTTGTTGTAGATCCAGGTAAAGCGTACATTCAAGGTTATGAAGTTGAATCTTCTGCTGCTCAGTTCATCGACTTTAATAAAGCTCGTGAAATTAACGGAGTTGAAGGAAATCATATTCTTCGTACTGATAAGCAAACAGTTGGTTTGAATTTCGGTAGCTACGTTGAAGTAAACAACCTTTACAAGATTCCAGATATTCTCAATTTTGAGAAGGTGTACCTAACTAACACCCTACAACCTCGCCCAGCGCAATTTGTTGCGACTGTTTCAGGTGGTGCTGTTACAGCAGTTACATTAGTAGATGGTGGTTATGGATATTCTGGTAGCTGGACTGCAGATTCAGAAGCTATTGTTCCTAAGACTGGTACTGGTTCTAACGGTGGTTCTGGTGCTGTTATTTCTGTTACTGTAACTAACGGTTCTGTTGCTTCTGTTTCAGTAACTAACGGTGGTTCTGGTTATTCTAACACAATCCCACCAGAAGTTCGTTTAGCTAACACTACAAAAGCAACTATCACTCTTGGCGCTATCCCATCTACATCAACTATCGTTGGTGTAGCAAGAGTTCGTGCAGTTCAACTATCTGACCATGATGTAGTCAACACTAAATCTATTTACAAACTAGGTTTGTTTGATGTTCAAATGTTTGACGGTAAGTCATTCGAACGTGATGTTAAATCTATCACTGGTGTTAACATTACTGGCAACTTTAGCTGTAACGTTGCTCCATCAACATTCGCTATCCCAGGTACTGCTACTGCTGGTACTGGCGACCCACGTGTATATGGTCAAGGTACTGTGTTCGCTTCAACTGTTAAAGTTGGCGATATCATTTATCTAAACGACCAGCTTGCTGGCACTGTTGCTCAAATCTCTGGCACATACAACGGAACTGACCTTGGTAACTTTGCTATCAAGTTGTCTGGTAACAGTCTTGTTACTGCGACAAGCGGCGCACGTATTACAGTATTCAGCGCCAAGCTAAACTTACCAACTTATGAATCTCTATTGTTCCCAGTTGGTCAGTCTAATATCAAAACTCTTCGCGGTTATCTAAACGGCGCAGATAGCTTCAAGAATAGCAATATTGTTGTTCGTCGTAAATTCGCAACACACTCTTCAACTAACAATACTGTTACTTGGGATTTGAACGCAGATAACGAAACATTCCTATCTGATGAAGATCAAGAGAACTATATCCTAGTTAATGCATCTTCTAGATTGCCAGTAGCGTGGACTTCTGATACAACTTCTTCAACCTACATCACTTTCGATAATAACGAAAACCGTAAGACCGTAACGTTTAACAACGTTCCACCTGGTCAAGATTACTACTTGATCGCTTCTGTTCAACAAGTTCTAAGTTCAGCTCAAGAAGCTACTAAGACTATGAACAAGATTGACGGTGTGATGGTTATGGAGAATAAGAAGTTAGTTACTGCTAACACCATTACTCTAAACCACGGCGATATCTTTAAACTTGTAAGCGTTGAAATGACTCCAGATGATGGAACATATACTTTCAACCAAAATACGGCAATTGACATCACTGACCGCTACACTTTGGACAACGGACAACGTGCTTCTTATTACACATATGGTAAGTTGACATTAAAGCCAGGACAACCTGTTCCAAATGGTCCAATTCGTATTAAATACTGGTTCTTCACTTATTCTAAAACTGGTGGTAACGGTGGTAACTACTTCTCTGTAGACTCTTACACTGTTGGTACTGGTGGTATTGCTTATGAAGAAATTCCAACTTACTTTACAACTGACTCTGTAAGCGGTAAGACAAAAGAGATCAGCCTAGCTGACGTTGTTGACTTCCGTCCAGTTCTAACTACAACTAACGGTTGGAACCCAGAGATGCCAGCTATTGGTGCTGACTTCGGTTGCCCACGAGCCAACTACGTTGGTCGTATTGATAAGATTGCCCTAGATTCTTTCGGTAAGTTCAATATCATTACTGGTGTTCCTTCTGAAACTCCAAGAGAACCAGGTGATCCAAAAGAAGGTATGGTTCTTGCAACAGTTAACATTCCACCTTATACTAAGAGTGCTAAGGATGTTTCTGTTTCTCAACGAGATAACCGTCGCTATACTATGCGCGATATTGGTCGTCTAGAGCGTCGTATTTCTAATCTAGAATATTATGTAACCCTATCTCTTCTAGAGAAGGACACTGCTCAACTTTCTATCGTTGATGAAACTACTGGTCTAGATCGTTTCAAGAACGGTTTTATCGTTGATCAATTTACTGGTCACGGAATCGGTAACGTCAAGCACGAAGATTACCGTATCGCTATTGATACAACTAATAAGATCCTTCGCCCAATGCACTACACTAATGCAGTTGAATTGGTTGAAGACCTAACTGCTGGTTCTGACCGTGGTAACAAGACTTACCAGAAAACTGGCGACCTGATCACTCTTCCATATAGCGAACAAGATTATATCTTCAACCATAATGCTACTCGCAGCATGGACGTTCGTTCTATCTCTATGGGCGCATTCAAAGGTCAAGTTTACTTGTACCCAGAAGGCGATAACTGGAAGTCTGTAACTCGTCGTCCAGACTTAACTCGCACTGATGATAATGGCTACGATGCTATCAAGTATGTCGTAGAGAACATTATCGGTACTAAGTGGGGTGAGTGGCAAGATCACTGGACTTCTTCTGTTCCAGCAGGTACATTCTCGACTTCTACAACTAGCGGTCGTTTGACTACTACTTACGAGACAACTCTATTCACTGAATCTGGTTACAGAGATAGAAATGGTACAACATACAGTGTAACACCATCTTCTACAGTTAACACTCAAGATTACGGTGACCGTGTTGTGGATATGTCTTATATTCCATACATGCGTTCTCGCCCAATTACTTTTGTTGCTCAGAACTTGAAGCCAACTACTCGCTTCTATCCATTCTTCGACAAAGTACCAGTTTCTGCTTATGTTAAGCCAGCTGATGTATTCACTGTTACTCGCGTTTCTAACTCATTGATGTCTTTTGAGCTAGCAGACCTACAAAACAACATTCTTGTTGATGATCCACGTCGCAGCGTTGATGGCGTTGAATACCGCGAGATCGTTGGCGAAACTGGTGGTCGCGTAGAACCAGCGTTTGGTTTCGGTGATGTTATTTCCAACTCTCTGCATACTGCAACAAACATTGTTTCTATTGCTAACCTAACTTCTTCTGCTACAACATTCAGCATGGTTGTTTCTGATACAAACAACTTGTACGTTGGTAACCACGTTGTTCTTTACAACCTAAACTACCACAACGAAGCTGCTGTTTCTAAGTGGCAAGATTATTCTGGTACTGTAATCCCAGTAAGCAATAAACTTACAAACGCTGCAGCAAGCTCTAAGCAACTAAACTTGAGAGTATTCAAGATCGTTGCTATGAACGGTGGTACTATTACTCTTGGTAACATTGACGGTTCTGCTATTGAAGCGTTTGATGCGTATTCTACTGCATCTTACCAAGACGGTCAAAAGGGTAAACTATATCGCTTGAAGGCTTCTGGTGTGGTTGCTTATGGTGGTACTATCCACAGCAGCGATACAGTTGGTCCAATCCAACAAGATATTCACGTTGTTAACATCAAGAACGGATTCGGTGTTGGTGAGACTTTGACTGGTACTGTAAGTATCGGTTCTACTGGTAACTACAACGGTTTTGTTGTAAATGAAATCAATGGCGCAACTACTGGTGTTGTGTTGAAAGAAGTTGGTGCATACAATACAACTGACGCTGACGGTTCTGTTGTTGGTGTATTCTTCATCCCAGAAACTGATACTCTAGCATTCCGTACTGGTGAGCGTACATTCAAACTAACTGATAATATGTCTGATAGTGATGCGCAGTTCGACTCTGTTGGTTCTGCTGTATATTACGCTCAAGGTATTTCTCTAGACAAAGAACGTACTGTTGTATCTACTCGTGCTGCACAGTTTATTCAATCTGCTGCTCATCAAGATAGTCGTGACCTTGGTCTTCCACCAATTCGTCGTACAACTACTAACACTAGAATCTTGTATCAGTACAGTACTGATCCATTGGCTCAGACTTTCGTGGTCAACAATCCAGGTGGTGCATTTATCACTTCTATTGACCTATACTTCTCTGAGCGTGGTCGCCGTCCAGTTCTTCTAGAACTACGCCCAACTGATAACGGTGTTCCTTCTGCAACTAAGACTATTCCATTCTCTCAAGTTGTAAGAACCCCATCAGAGATTGTTGTGTCAGATGATAGTTCTCTACCAACTCAGTTTACTTTCTCTTCTCCAATTTATCTACAAGATAACGAAACATACGCATTCGTTGTTGCAACAGATGAACCAGGAGCTCAGTTGTGGGTTTCTGAGATGGGTCAGAAGGATATTCTGACTGGTAACCAGATTGCTGGTCAACCATTGACTGGTTCACTATACGCTTCTCAGAATGCACAAGAGTGGGAAATCCATACTCTTCTAGACATTAAGTTTGTGATGCGTACAGCGTTGTTTAACACTAACTCTGAATCCACTCTATATTTGAGAAACGTTCCACCTGAAGTCGTTGGTCTAGGTACTGATCCATTCACTATCACTAAGAATTCTAACAAGATTCGCGTGAAGGCTAAGAACCATGGTCTACAAGTCGGTCAAAGCGTTACTATCAGTGGTGTTACACCAGGATTCTACGGTTCTGTTGATGCAACTAAAGGTATCCCAGATACTCTATTGAATGGTACTCATACTGTTTATGCTGGTGATTCAGCTAATGGTATTCCATCTGGTTTGGATAACGATAGCTTCATTATTGAGCTAGTTACTACTGAAGCTGGTAGCGGAAACAACTTGTTATCTGGAACTACTGCCGACTTCACTACTGGTCAATACGGTGGTATCACTGTTTCTTGCACACGTGGTTTCTTTGCAGATTCTCTATATCTGAAGACTTCTGACCTAGTATTTACAGATACTAAGGTTGATTACTATGCAAAAACTATGACTGCAGGTGGTGTTATCTCTGATAGTTATGTTCCATTGGTTGCTAATAGTGATACTAACTTCACTACTCGTATGACTATCCCAGCATATGAGAACTATAACACAGTGAACGGTGTTAAGGTTGCTCCATTGCAAATTAAAGCAGTGTTGTCTTCCACTAACCCTAACATCTCTCCAGTTGTTGATATGCAACAGTTGTCTGCTTTTGCTATCTCTAACTTGATTGGTAATACTGTATCTACTGATATCAATATCCCTGAAATTGATACTCGCGTTCTAATCACTCAAGGTGATATTGTAAGCGCCGATCGTCAAACTCAAGGTACTGGTACTATTAACTGCGCTGGTACTTCTACAACTGCAATTACTGGTACGCTAAACGTTGATGGTATCACACCAACTACTTTGTTTAAGACTCAAGTATACGCTGGTAACATGTTGTACAAGAAAGCAGATAATACCCTAATTGGTACTGTCTCTTCTGTGTCAGCTGATGGCGCATTAACATTGACTTCTAACTCTACGCAAGCATTGACTGATGCTGAGTTCTATATTCAAACTAACCCTAGCTTGTCTTTTGCTAACGACGCTAATGGTCTAGGAAGAATTAGCACTAGCATTGATACTGCTGACAACTTGCTTTCTTCTGCAAGCGTTGGTAAGGTTCTAACTATTGCTGGAGTCGCAATTGGTATCAACGGTACATATACTGTGACTGACGTTCAAGTTGTTGAAGATAGAACAGTTTACGCTGGTAACGTTGAAGGTGACGTATGTATGATCACTCTAGATCGCGCGTTCGTTGGTTCAGTTACTATCGACATGATCACTGACCCAGATTTCAAGATCTCTATCTTGGATAAATATGTTGGCGATACAGCTCCATACGGTGCTTCTAACAGTGCTAACTACATAACTAGAACTCTTTCTTTGACTGAGCCAGCTGAAGTTGTTAAGGTTATCTTCGACGCTAACATTCCAAATAGCACTGAAGTTAAGATCTATTACAGAACTTGGACTGGTAATGATGTTGATTTGAAGAAGGTTCGCTGGTTGGACACTGGTTACGTTAGTGACGCTAAAGATGTTAGCTCTGACTTTGTTGAACGCGAGATTACTAAGTCTGGTATTCCTTCTTTCAACAACGTACAAATCAAGATTGTATTTAAGTCAACTAACCCAGTGGCTGTACCGAAGATTAAAAACCTACGACTATTGGCATTGACATAATATGAGTTTAGAAAAAGTAGAGGGTTATTCCTCGTTGAGAAAAGACACCGCTAATGGCGGTGTCGTGAATGTGGATAAAAAGTCCTTTGAGTCATATAAAGCTCAAAGGCTTTTCGCCCTTCAGAAAAACGAAGAAGTTAAACACACGTTTAACTCTGTTGCCAAGTTAGAAACTGAAATAAATAATATCAAGAGCGACATGCAAGACATCAAAGTTATGTTGCTAACACTACTAGAAAAAGGCAAATAATGGCTATCATCCATTTAAGACAAGATAAAGAACGCCCTTTAACGATTGAAGAGGTTGATTCTAATTTTGACTCTTTGAACCAAGAAGTCGCACAGAAATTAGATACTACTGCCTTTACTGCAGATAACATCCTTAACCTTCTTGAACCAATTGCTGGTAGCGCATCTACTATTGATGCAAAGAAGTTACAAGGTTATCTACCAAGCCGTTCTTCACAACCAAATACTGTTGCTATCCGCGACTCTCTATCCAACCTTTATGCCAACCAATTCTATGGCGTGCACGTTGGAGCAGTTCTTGGTAACGTTACTGGTAACTTAGTTGGTACTGTAACTGGTAACGCATCTAACGTTGACGGTGTTGTTCAAGTAGAACACGGTGGTACTGGTGCTATTAACGCGACTGCTGCTAGATCTAACTTAGGTCTTGGTAGTATGGCTATCCAAAGTAAAGGTGCTATTGATATCACTGGCGGTACAATTACTGGTATTACTGACTTGGCTGTTGCTGATGGTGGTACTGGTGCTGGTACGGCTGCGGGTGCACGTTCCAACCTTGGTCTAGTTATCGGTTCTGATGTACAAGCGTATGCTGCTACTCTTTCTGGTTTGTCAGCAACTTCTGGCGACGGTTTCCTAATCAGAACTACAACTAACTCAGCAGTTGTTCGTAAATTTGTTGCAGGTAACTCCATTGACCTTACAAACGCTACTGGTGTTGCAGGTGATATTAACATTGGCGTCACCCTAAACCCATCATTCTCTTCTATCACTAAAGTTGGTACGAACGGTACTGGTGATATGGGACAAAGCGGAAACCGCTGGAATACTATCTGGGGTCAACAATTAGCCCTTGGTCACGCCAATGCTGTTGAGGCTGGTGGTATTTATGCTACTGGAAACATTGTTGCATATTACTCTGATGATAATCTAAAGACTAAACTCGGTAAGATTGAAAACGCTCTAGATAAGATTGAAGATTTAGAAGGTTTCTATTACGAGGCTAACCAAACTGCCCAAGATCTTGGATATAAAGTTCGCCGAGAAGTTGGTGTTTCTGCGCAGAAAACTAAAGGCGTGCTGCCTGAAATCGTACACCCTGCTGCCATTGATAATAAATATTTAACAGTTGATTATGATCGTTTTGCCCCATTGTTCATCGAAGGTATCAAAGAACTAAGAGCAGAACTTCGTTCAATCAAGAAACATATCGGGATGGAGTAATAGATGCCTTTAATTACCACACGTGTTACGGCAGCAGCAGAAGCAACAGTAAAAGGTGCACCGTTAACGAACGCTGAAATTGACCAGAACTTTATCAACTTAAACAACGCATTAATCGTATCTGCCGATGCCACTGGTTTTGTTGATAGAACTTCTAGTACAATTTCTTTCAATGATACAACTAGAACATTAACTCTAGCACCAACTGGTGCAAACTTTACTGTATATTATAAAGGTAAAGCAGTAGTAATCAGCGGAAATCAAACTGTAACTTTAGCGAACTCTTCAGGCAGTCACTGGATTCACTGGGATTTTGTTCAAAACAGATTAGTTGATTTAGGTTCTGTTCCAAATTTAAAAGATAACCTATTAGTTGCATACATTTATTGGGATGCGACTACAACATATGCCCCAATATTCGCTGATGAACGCCATGGCGCTTCTAGAGATTTAAACTGGCATTATTACCAACACACAACAAACGGTGCTATCTGGAAATCTGGTGGTGATATTTCTATCACTATCAATAATCCAAACACTATTGGTTTCTCTCTTTCATCTCCAATTGTTTTGGCTGATGAAGATTTAGAACACTCTATTGTACATAGTGATATTCCAGCAAACCAATACGAACAAAATATTATCAGTTTCGTTAACGGTCTAGCTTCTCTTCCAATTTTGTATCTTAACAATACAACTTATACGCAAGTAGCAAGCACTTCCCTTCCATGGTATCCTTCTACAACTAGAGCATATTATAACTCTATCTCAGCTGGTGTTGGTTCTTTAACAACCGCTGCGGCTGATGACACATATATTGTTTATTGGGTGATTGCCACTAACGATACAAGATTCCCAATTAAACTTGTTATGGGAAGAAATGCATGGGCATCATATGGCGAAGCAGAGACTGAAGATTTTACATCTTATGGTTTATCTATGCCAGAAATTGCTCCAATGTATAAAGTTATCTTAAAAACAAGAACTTCATATACTCAAAACTTGGCTCGTGTAAATATCGTTGCAGCTAGAGAATTGCTCGGTAAACAAAATGCTAGATCAAACTCGTTTGATACGCTTTCCCACGATTCTCTATCAGATAGATTTTCTTCAAACCAACATAGCATTAGTTCTATTACTGACTTACAAACAACGTTAGACAGTGTTAGTGGCGCAAGTGTTGCTATGGCTATCGCACTAGGATAATAAATAAAGTTATGGCTAATACATTTAAATCTTATCTTGCTTCTAGCGTAACAACACAGACTTCTGTGTTGACTGCTGCTGCAAACACTCAAACAACTCTTATTGGGTTGTCTCTCGCAAATACATCAACAGGCGCTGCAAGCGTTTCCGTTGTTCTAACTAGAAGCGCATCTGATTACTATGTAATTAAAAGTGCAGTTGTCCCAACAGCTGATGCTTTAGTGTTATATGGTGGCGATCAAAAATTAGTTATGCAAGCAGGTGATATTCTAAAGGTTACTTCTTCAGCAGCAGTTGATGTTATTGTATCAGTTCTAGAGGTGAACTAATGGGTTTATTATCTGGCAGCGGTAGTGCCGCATATAAGAGCGTAGAAAGAACAAACTTTACAGCTACTGCTGGACAGACTACGTTCACAATCACACAAGGTTACTCTGTTGGCGATTTAGACGTTTTTGTTAACGGTATTAAAATTGTCGAGGGTGATGACTATTATGCTACAAACGGTAGCACTGTCATCCTTTCTTCTGCGGCTAGTGCTGGTGATGCTGTACAAGTAGTATCTTATAATCAATTTCTTTCAGCTAGTTCTTATACTAAGTCTGAAACAGATAGCCGTTATATGGTCGCAAACGGACAAACTCCGATGCAATCATACTTAAGAACACCAAACTATGGAGTTTCTTCATATTCTGATACAGCATCAGCATCCCTAGAAGCAAACGTAGGTTCTGGTACTCAAGGTGTTGGTGTCAGAGCATGGGGTCGTTCCATGCCAACATATGGTGGTGATATTCATTATATTACTGACACTCGAGGGGTTTCTGGACAACACAGATTCTTTACATGGAATGGTACTACATGGGTTCAAACAGCTAGTATTGATTCTGGTGGTCGTTGGAACGTTCCAAACCAGCCAGCGTTTAGTGCTTACAGTATGACAAATGAAACAACTGCAGCAGGAACACCAGCTCCATTTACTGCTACACGTTTTAACATCGGTGGTTATTATTCTACAACAAACAGAAGATTTACAGCACCAGTTGCTGGGCGTTATATGTTTACGTCATTTGGTAATATCAACGGGGTAGCTTCTGGGTCAGGTGCTTATGCGGCATTCTATGTTAATGGTGTAGCTGCAACAGCATGGGCATATCAAACATCAACTGGTAACTGGATGAACTGTTCATTAGCAGCTGTAATAAACTTAAATGCTAATGACTATGTTGATGTTAGACCAGGAGTTTCACAACACTGGGATTATGGTAGCCAAGCGTGGTGCCAGTTTGACGGATACCTATTAGGATAAGGGAATAAAATGATTAAATATACAATTAAATTGACAGAAGCAGAAGATAAAGCGTTACATATCTATGCAGTAGACGGTAAAGAATGGATTGAAAATACCATTAAAGAACGTTGCCGTATTGCTATTGAAGAAATCGTTGCGCTTGAAGTGCAACGTAAATTACAAGCTGGTGAACCAATTTCTGGTTCCAAAGAAGATATTGTAATGGCAGCTTCTATCGAAACTGCTGCTGATAGAAACAAAAGAGCTTTAGAAGAACTTGCTGCTGAACTTGAAGCTAAACAACAAGGATAATTAAATGAGTAACGCAAGAAACCTTGCCAAATTGTCTGTTGGTTCTACTGGTTTATTATCTGGAACTAACATTCAAGATAACTCACTAGCAGGTGTTAAGTTATTAGATTCTTCAATCATAAGATCTAAGATTGGTTATACTGGTGGTGTACTTCAAACTATCCGCACATACTATAACACACAGATGAGTTTCTCTGCGGGTACAGTATATGACTTGAACGTTGGTATTAACATTACACCAACTGTCAGCGGTAGTAGATTTTTAATCTTTGGTTATGGTCACGCTGATGATAACTCATCAACTTCTTGGGGTATCGGTTTAGGTCTTACATGTACTATTGGTGGCGTTGAACGCTGGTATTCTCACCAAGGTTCTCATCATACATATGTTTCTGGCGCGGCTGATCACTACTTCCACGCTGATTTGATGGAAATTGATGATGGTACTGGCCATGAAGGCGCAAACATGCCAGTAGTTGCTGGTCAAACACGTTATTATCGCTTGTATGGTTTTAGCCATAATGACTCTTGTCGTTGGAACGCAAACAACATTTCCCAGAACGCTGCAACTATGTCCAGATCACCTGGCAGTTCAAACGTTTATGGTACTCGTTTAATTGTTATGGAGATCTCTTAATATGTCAGTAACTCTTGAAACAAAACAATCAAAAGCAATTACTAGATTGCTACATGACATCGCTGAAGAAAATGGTGTTAAGTTTTTCTTAGAAGCTGAAGTTGGAACGACTATTGATGAAGAAACCTTCAATAGTGTTATTTGGTTCCCTACAGATACAGTTTTCTTTAGAAGAGATATGGTATCTTTACCATCACCAATAACATGGGAAGCATTTAGCGCGCGACTTCAAGAAGCTCAATCTACAGTTGTTTGGGTATATGGTAGACAATCAGAATATCCATCAATCCAAGATCAATTGGATAAAATTTTCCATGATGGTTTAGATGCGTGGAAAGCTGAGATTCAAGCTATCAAAGATAAATACCCTAAAGAATAATAGGTAAAAACAATGGCTCTACTAACAGGTCAAAACGCTCCAAAATTTTCCCAATATACAGCAGATCAATTTGCTGGTAACGGTTCTCAAACTGTTTTCGCTATTTCAAGAACGCCAGTGACACCAGCTTCTTTAATTGTGACGATTGACGGTGTTAAACAGCACACTACAACATATTCTATTGGTACTAACCAAATTATTTTCTCTGAAGCTCCCCCTGCAGGTTCAGTTGTTGAATGTGTTGCTATTGGTATGCAAGGTATTGCATATGTCCCATCAGATTCATCTGTCACAACTCCTAAGATAGTTGACGGAAACGTTACTGTGTCAAAATATGACACAGGGACAGGCAATGGCACTGGCTCAATGGCTTTACCATCTGGTACAACAGCACAACGACCATCTGGAAACCCATTAGCTCATTTCCGTCATAATGTTGAAAGAAAGTGTGTTGAGTTCAATGATGGTACTGGATGGCAAGTTGTAAAAAGCCTAGTAAATACTTCAGGTGGGGTTATTGTTGAAACACCATCATATAGACTACATGCATTCTTGAGTTCAGGTACTTTCTACACAGATTCATCTGTAACTGCTGACGTTTTAGTAGTTGGTGGCGGTGGTGCTGGTGGTGGATCATATGGCGACCAAGATACTGGTAAAGGTGGTGGTGGTGCTGGTGGTGTAGTTTACCGTCAAGGGTATACAATTACTGCTGGCACATACACAGTTATTGTTGGCGCTGGTGGACCAGGTATGCCAAGAGGTTGGAACTCTAACGGCGGAGCAGGCGCAAACGGTGATTATAGCCAAGCGTTTGGTGTTACAGCTAACGGCGGTGGCGGTGGTGGTTGTTCAGATAACCAAGCAGCACCTACAAGTGGTGGTTCTGGCGGTGGCGGTGGTGCTCGAAATTCAACTGACTCGAACAACAACGGCGCGGCATCTAACCAAGGAACATATGTTGGTTGGACTTCGCTAGGAAATGCTGGCGGTCGTTCTGGTGGTAACGGTAACTTTGGCGGTGCTGGCGGTGGTGGTGCTGGCGGTGTTGGTGGAACTGGACAATCAAATGCAAACAACTCTATTGGAGGCAACGGCGGTGCAGGCATTAACCTTTCAACAGTTTTCGGTAACTGGTTTGGTGAAGGTGGCTGGTTTGCTGGTGGGGGAGGTGGAGCAAGTTATTCAACATCTGCATTATTAGCTCAAGGTATTGGCGGTCAAGGTGGTGGAGGAAATGGAACTTCTGCTAAAGAATACACCACTGGTGCTGCGTGGAACATTTATAAAATTAACGGTCTACCAAATACTGGTGGTGGCGGTGGTGGTTCTTCTGAAGACCAAGGTTTAATCGCGTGGCATGGAGCAGCTTCTGGTTCTGGCGGTTCAGGTATCGTTTTAGTTAAAGTATACCTATAAGGATAAATAAATGGCACATTTTGCTAAAGTTGAAAATGGTGTTGTTACTCAAGTTATTGTAGCAGACTTAGATTTTATTAACAGTGGCGCTGTTGGAGACCCTAATATCTGGGTGAAAACATCATATAATTCTTTCGGGGATGAATATGTAGATCCAGGGACAGGTTCAATCAGAAAAGACCTTCAAGCTCTTCGTAAGAATTTTGCTGGCGTTGGTTATACTTACGATCATGATCGTCAAGCATTTATTCCACCAAAACCATTTGAGTCATGGGTTCTAGACGAGAAGACATGTAACTGGGAAGCACCGATTGCAAAACCAACTGAATACAGATGCAATTGGAATGAAGAACAAAAAAACTGGGTTAAAGTAGGGGAATAAAATGGCATTAACAAAAGTCCCAAGCACATTACTACCACAAACATCTCAATTCTCTTCTTTGGGGGTTGGTACCCCGCCATCAGGTACTGTTGGTGAAATCAGAGCAAGCAATCAAATCACTGCATATTATTCAGACGAGCGTCTAAAAACTAAAGTGGGTGGTATTGAAAACGCACTAGCTAAAGTGGAAGAACTTTGCGGTTTTCTATATGTTGAAAACGAAACAGCTAAAAGTTTAGGTTTTAATAATAATGAACAACAAGTAGCTTTGAGCGCTCAAGCAGTACAAAGAGTACAACCAGAGGCAGTAAGACCTGCACCGTTTGATATTGGCCAGCGTGAAGATGGTTCTGAATATAGTTTAAGCGGCGAAAATTATCTAACAGTAAAATATGAGCTACTGATCCCGTTGATTATTGAGGCTATCAAAGAATTAAAACAAGAGGTAGACTCTATTAAATCTGGAGTTTAATATGCCAACAACTCTTGGATCTTCTGGAATCGCATTTAACGATTCCACAACACAAACTACGAAGAAAGATATTTCTTCAGATTCTGGTAAGCTGATAAGAATTGACTCATATACATCAGCAGGTACATCTACTTGGTACAGACCATCCAACTGTAAAAAAGTATTAGTTAAAGTAACTGGCGGTGGAGGTGGTGCTGCATATCACTGCGAATCTGGTGGCGGTGGTGGTTATGCTGAGAGAATTATTGATGTATCAACAGTTAACTCCGTGTCTGTAACTGTCGGTGGTGGTGGTGGTGCTGTTGCTTATTATGCAGCTGGTTCTGATGGAGGGACTTCCTCATTTGGAGGTTTCTTGTCTGCTTCTGGAGGCTATGGTGCTAACAGACACGTTAATCACACGGGTGGCCACGGTGGCGTCGGTTCTGGTGGTGACATCAATCTATTAGGTGGAACTGGTACTGGTCATGGTTCTAGCGGTAGCCGTTCTGCTATCGGACGTGGTGGAGCCACATATTGGGGTGGCGGATATGGTGTTTCACATAATGCCAACTATGGCGCTGTTGGTACTGGCGCTCCAGGTTCTGGTGGACCAGGTGGAGCATCTAACGGTGGGTGGGCAGGTTCTCAAGGTATGCCTGGGATCGTAGTTGTGTATTCATATTCTTAAGGTTAAACATGGCAATTGTTATTGGACAACAATATACTCAAATCCCTAAAAAGTCACTATGCCTTCTTTTGGACGCATCATCATATACAACTGGTTCCGATACATGGCCAGATTTAAGCGGTCTGGATAATCATTTCTATGTAAACCCTAAAGCATATAATGCCACTTCTCCAAAATATATGGATTTCAATGGTTCATATGGATGCGCGAAATTAGCATCCGGAGGCATCCTTGGTATGGTTGGTAAAGAACAGGGTAACGCAACATATATTGTATGGACTAGAGTTAGAAACTCAACATCAGAATGGAGAACATTAACTAGAGGAATTTCTAGTTATGGGTGTCCAGATCATAATATCATTATTCAAAACGGTGGTTGGAATATTGGTATGTATGATAATCAAAACGGTAGTGGTTTTAACGATACTGGCTTTAGTCAACAAAGTTTACCAAATTATGGTAGTAATGGTTGGAACATGTTAATCTTCAGATTTAGTTCAGTTTCCCCATATCTAAGACTAAGTTATAATGATACACCAGGAACAACTCGTGGTTCCAATGCTTCTTCAAACTCAGCGTTTAAGGGTGGATTTAACTCTCTTGGTGCATATGGTAACGATACTGGTACGGATGTAAATAACGCTAACCAATTTTGGGGTGATATTGCGTGGTTTGGTGCATGGAATAGACAATTAACAGATGCAGAATGTTTGACTGTATATAATACGACTGCACCAAGGTTCTTCGGCGCAACACAAACTTTTGATACTAAGATTACATATCAAGATTTAACTTCACAATCAACAGCTGCAGTTTCTACAAAAGGTGAATTATTACAGATCAATACATACACGTCATCTGGAGTATGGAACAGACCAACCGATTGTACAAAGGTTGTTGTAAAAGTAACTGGTGGTGGCGGCGGAGCCGCTGGATATTGTGAATCTGGTGGCGCTGGTGGTTATGCGGAAAAAGAAATAGACGTATCAGGAATATATCAGGTTTCAGTAACTATTGGTGCTGGTGGCGCCAGCACAGGCTATTATGCTGGAGCAGGAAATGGCGGAACTTCATCATTTGGATCTTACGTTTCTGCTTCTGGTGGATATGGAGCTAATCAAAACTACAGTCATTCTGGTGGCATAGGTGGCGTCGGTTCTGGTGGGCAAATTAACCTATATGGTGGTGATGGAACTGGACATGCGAATAGCCACGGACATTATCCAGGAGGTACTGGTGGTGGTTCATTCTGGGGCGGTTCTTCAACAGTTAGACGCGATACCGCTTCTACTAAACTATATACTGGCGCTCCAGGTTCTGGTGGACCAGGTGGTCGTACCGATGATGGCGGTGGCGGTGGTTCTGGCACTTCTAATGGTGAGAGTGGAATTGTTATTGTTTATTCTTATAAGTAAGTATTATGACAGTACAAATTAAAAGACTTAATAACCTAAACTTGTTGGATGTTTCTACTTGGATTAGTGGAAATGGAGGAGTCCCAGGATTCCCTCAAAACGGACTCGTAACCGAGAGTCAACGCGTCTATGATACTGGACCATATGGTCAATCAGTATTAGTTTGGGGTACTTATCCATCTGGGGACAGTAGCGGAGATGGTGGTTGGGAAGGTACAAACGTTTCAATTGATAGAACTAAAACATATAGATATTCAGTATGGGTTAGAAGAACATCATCCACTTCTAGCGGCACTTTCTATTTTGGTTTGCATTCTAACGGTACAGGCGACGTTTACGGTTTACATGATGGTGCTTCTAATACTAATCCATATTTTGATTATAGAAGCCCTGCGTATTTTGCAATAAATCAGTGGTATTTGGTAGTTGCTCACGTTTTACCAGAAGCAACAGCAACGCCAAATAATGGTCACCAAGACAACGGTATCTGGACTAGAAACGGTGGGAAGGTGATGTATTTGCAAGGTAATATCCCTAATGGTTGTAAATGGGGTGGCAATGCTACGACTGGTATGAACAGAACATATCACTATTACTGCACAGATACAACCACAAGATTACAGTTTTATGCCCCACGTATCGAGCTAGTTGATGGTAATGAACCATCCGTTCAACACTTGTTGAACCAAGATTTAATTAACCCATCTTCTGTGGTAGAAGCAATTGTGTATGGTGATGGCACAGTACAAGCTAGTACTGGCGACACATCAAACAGAGATAATGGAGAGTTAATCTCAATGTCATCTTACACATCTTCTGGCACATTTACTTGGAACAGACCAACTAACTGTACAACAATTTTAGTTAAGGTTGTTGGTGGTGGCGGTGGAGCCGCTGGATATTGTGAATCTGGTGGTGCTGGTGGTTATGCGGAAAAATTGATTTGTGTCGAAGGTATAAATAGTGTTACAGTCACAGTAGGTGGCGGTGGAAGCAACACGGGTTATTATGCAGCAGCTGGAGATGGCGGAACATCGTCATTCGGATCATATGTTTCAGCTTCTGGTGGTTATGGGGCTAATAGAAATATTGGGCACACAGGAGGTTATGGCGGAGCTGGTTCAAGCGGTGATGTCAACTTATCTGGCGGCACTGGCACAGGTCACTCAAATAGCCACGGACACGCTGCAACTGCTAGAGGCGGTGATGGTTATTTTGGCGGGGCTTCTGGTTTTAATAGAAACAGCAGCGGGTCTAGAGTTGGCGTTGGAGCACCAGGAAACGGTGGCTGCGGTGGAAGAACTAACGATAACTGGGCTGGATCAGTCGGCCAACAAGGTGCAGTAATAATTTGGGAGTATAGATGAAAAGCGCATTAATCAGTTTAATTGAAATTGGTAGAGTATGTGATGTTGTTGAACAAGGTAACGAGTTTGAAACGACTTCAGATTTTAAGTGGATTCCTTGTCCAGAAGATACAACTTCATCACATACATATGATGAAGTTACAAATACATTTATTCCACATAATCCACTCCTGATTCCAGGTTTTGCTGAAGAAGGTTATAGAGTAGCCAGACAGATTGCATATAAGTCTGTTGGTGAACAAATGGATATGATGTTTAAAGAGTTAGCCCAAACTGGAACGATTTCAGCAGATGGACCATGGGCAACGCATATTGCAAGCGTGAAAGATGCAATCCCTAAAGATAACCCAGAAGCTGTTATGGAATGGAATAAAAAACACGCAGAACAGATGGCTTCCTCCATGGCTAATCCACTACAATCATTAAATTTAAATAACGAAATCAAGTTACCTCCAGTCTAAATCTGCTAGTAATTATTTTTAAGTGAGATATTATGAGTAAATACACAAAACGTTTTTCTATTGCACACTTCGATATGTTCCATGGTGAACATGAAGATTTTTATTACAATATTATGAAAAATGCTGATCCCAGCTATCTGAATAATATTCACGATATCTATTTCGGCAAATACTTTTCTTACACATATAATGGTCAAGAAAAACGATGCGGTAATCCAATGGGCGTCGAGGCTTCTGATGCCCAAGTTGACTATTTGTTTAAACTACAAGAAGAAACTGGTATTGAAATATCTTTAACATTCAATACAGTAGAAGTACCACACGAAGTAGTTTTTGATCATAATGTGAGAGCTCAATTCGTAGAGTGGATCGGCTCTTATTATGATCGCGGATTGAGATCGTGTACAATGTCATCTGAGCATATTTTAAGAACTGGTGAGCTACAAGCCAGATGCCCTGACATGCGTTGGAAGTCAACAGTAAACCAAATCGTAGCCGATGCGCAACAACTAATTGATTATGCGTATCTAGGTTACAACACTATTCTTTTAGATCGCAGTTTAAATAGAAATATCAAAGAGTTGAAGCGTATCAGAGAAGCGCAAAACTATCTTAACAGCCAAAATCCAAAGAAGAAATTACTAACATCGCTTTTGGTAGCAGAGTCATGCATTTATAGATGCCCGTTTAAAAAAGAACACGACTCTGTTGGAGAAATAATTAGTACTGATTATTTCAAAGGACCAGCGGATCTATCATGTAATGCTTGGAGAGGTCTACCAGAGTTTGCGAAGCTACCACGCGCAGGTATTGACTTAGTTGCAAGCGATGGGGTCACGTTTCATAAATTTTTAGATCTGGTTGATATTTTTAAATATTCAGGGCGTCTATCAAAACCAGCAACATCACCTGAAGATACGAAATATTTGAAAGCTGTTTGGTTCTATAAAGATGGCGAGCGATTCAAACAAACAATTAAGTTTGCTCATGAATCAGTATATGCTGATAATTTTGAGGCAATCGTTGAAAATAACTTAGCGCCGATCCATGACTGGGTTCCTGGATGGATTGACACTAGAAATGTTAAAGATGATTACAAAGTAACATATAAAGGTTACAATGGTATTTGGTCTACTGATGGTGGTAAAAGGTTAGAGAAGCTGTTAACTTCTTGCCGAAACCAATGTTGGGATTGCCATGAGTGCGAACGAACATTTGGGGTTAGAGATATAGATTCTGCACTCCAAATAAGAAAGGGTTGATATGAGCATGAAGGTTAAGAAGGTTGTAATTGTTGGGGGCGGCTCGTCTGGATGGATGACCGCAGCCGCAATTTGCAAACAATTACCAGAGATTGAGTTAACTTTAATTGAATCTCCAAATATACCAATCATTGGCGTTGGTGAATCCACGATCGGTCATATCAACGAATTTCTGAATTTACTTGGATTAAAAGACGAAGACTGGATGCCTCATTGTAACGGAACATACAAGACTTCTATCAAGTTTATAGACTTTAGAGAGAACCCAAAAGAAGAACCTCACAAATTCCATTATCCTTTCGGGTTATTTGATTTTACAGATAAACCTCGCGCTATTATGGATTGGTTTTTAAATAAAGTCCATAATAAAGAAATTGATAACTCAAATTTTGCTGAGTTTTTTCACGATTCAATTTTGATGACTGATAAGAATAAACTCACCAAAAATAATGATGGTAAAATTAGAGGGTTTGATTTTAGAACCGATACAGCATACCACATGGATGCTACTTTATTTGGTGTATATTTAAGAGATCATTTATGTATTCCAAATGGTATGACACACATCCTAGATAACGTTACTGGTTATTCTAAAGATTCAAATGGTTATATTACTCATATTATGACCGAGAACTCTGGTAATTTAGAGGCAGACCTATTCGTCGACTGTACGGGGTTTAAATCACTATTACTCGAACAAGCTATGGGTGTTGAGTTTATATCGTTTCACGATACGTTGTTAAATGATCGTGCCATAGCAACTGTAATTCCTTATATTGATAAGGAAAAAGAAATGGAAAACTACACTAGCTGTACAGCTATCGAAGCTGGATGGGTGTGGAATATTCCATTATGGAATCGTATTGGCACAGGGTATGTTTATAGTTCAAAATTCGCCAATGAGCAAGAAGCTGAAGAACAATTTAGAAAACACTTAGCTTCAAATAGAATGTTATTCCCAGATGCTGAACGAGCATCTAAAGCTGAGTTTCGTCATATTAAAATTAAACATGGCGTTCATAAACGTGCTTGGGAAAAGAACGTTATTGGTGTTGGGTTATCTAATGGGTTTATCGAACCTTTAGAATCTACAGGTTTAATGTTAACACACGAGTGTATTACTAAAGTTGTTAGCCTATTAAAGATGAGAAATCAAACTGTAACTAAGTTTGATATTGATATGTTCAATTATGCATTCCTGGAACAAATCCTAGGGTTTAAAGAATTTATTTCTCAACACTATGCTTTAAGTATGCGCGATGATACTCCATATTGGAAGCACGTCACAGAAAACATCAACTACTCAGAATCTATGAATAATTTTGAATCTGTAATTTTAGGTTCAAATCAAGACTTAGCTAGCAGACTGCATAGATCAAGAGTATTTGATAATTATAGCATGAGTGGCATCATTTACATCGCTGCTGGTATGGGATATAACCCCGTTGATAGTGGTAAGATTGATTATCAGAATTTAAAATATAATGAGACTAACGATTCTCATAAAGAAGTTTATGACACTTGGCTAGAGCATAAGAAGGAAGTTTTAGACCACATTGATACCTTGGAAACGCATTACAAATTCTTGGAAAGAACTATCCATATAAATAGTAAATAATTTACAATAAAGGTAAATCAATGGCTGTCGCTTCTAGAGAACAATTAAAACAATACGCACTGCGAGCTTTAGGTTCGCCAGTACTAGAGATCAACGTAGAAAATACCCAGTTAGAAGATCGTCTGGATGAGGCGTTGGAATATTGGAACCTTTACCACTATGAAGGCGTGGAACAAATGTATCTGAAGCATATGATTAATGCTTCACTTCTAACTGTTACATCTTCAACAGGTATTCCTCCACAAAGCACACACCTTATCAATACTCAGGGTGGTACATGCGAGGTTATCCGTCAGTGGAATAAAGAATCAACTACGAATGTTTGGACTGTTAGAAACGTCCAAGGAGATTGGACTGTTGTTGGTAGCGAGGTCAAGGATACTGCCAACCAGTCTGGTCCAGTATTGGGTCTAGTTGCGTCAATGGTTCTAGGTGAAGTTGATAACAAATATATCACAACTCCAGACTACGTTTATGGTGTAACTAAAATCTTGAACATCGGTCAAGCGTCTTCTTCTAAGAACATCTTTGACTTGCAATATCAATTACGTCTAAACGATTTGTATGATTTAACTTCTACATCTATCGTTTACTATAAGACAGTTATGTCTCACCTAGCAATGCTAGACTTAGAATTAAACGGTCACCCGCTATATCGTTTCAACCGTATGCAAAACCGTTTGTACCTTGATGTAAATTGGCAGACTGATGTTATCGTCGGCGACTATATCTTGATCCAAGGTTATAGAGCAATTGACCCTTCTACTTTCACAAAGACTTTCAATGAACCATGGTTGAAGCATTATGTTACTGCTTTGTTTAAACGTCAATGGGCTATAAACATTAAAAAGTTCTCTGGTCTACAATTACCAGGTGGCGTAACTTTAGATGGTGATAAACTATACGTTGAAGCAACTAAAGAGATTGAAGAACTAGAAGACGATCTAAGAACTAAATCAGCGCCTCTAGACTTTTTCTTGGGGTAATCAATGGCTACCAATCCATATTTCACTCAAGGTACTGTTGGTGAACAGGATCTTCTTGAAGACCTTATTATCGAATCTTTAAAGATTTACGGTAAGGACTTCTTGTACATCCCTAGAACGCAAGTTTCAACTGATAAGATTTTCGGAGAAGACCGCTTATCTAAATTTGAACATGCATATCCAATTGAGATGTACTTTGATAATATTGAAAGCCTAGCTGGGCAAGGTGCCATGATTCAGAAGTTTGGTCTACTAATGGACCAATCTGCAACTCTTACAGTCGCACGTAAACGTTGGAATGACTTAATTGCAACACATGGTACAACGTATCTTTCAAATAGACCAAACGAAGGTGATTTAATTTATTACCCATTGACTAAAGGTTTATTTGAAATCAAGTTTGTTAAGCACCAAGAACCTTTCTATCAGCTAGGCAAGTTATACACTTACAAACTTGATATTGAGTTGTTCCAATACAGTAGCGAAAAAATTGATACTGGTATTCCTGAGATTGACGTATTTGAAGATCTTAAGACGTTCGATGTTGCGCAGAATACTGTTGAAGAAGCTACTGGTTTTGCGGACAACCAAGCATTTAAAGATAAAGCTGTTTCAGAGAATGCCATATTCAATGAAAATAATCCTTTCGGAGAAGTATAATGTTAAACAATAGCGTGTTTTATCACGGTATCACTAGAAAGTGTATTATTGGATTTGGTCGTCTATTCAGTAACATTTTTATTGATAGAAAAGTAAATGATCCAGTTAACGGTGAAACAATTCAACGTTTACACGTACCTCTATCATATGCACCTAAAGAGAAATGGTTAGTTCGCATTGATGAAGACCCAACATTGGAGAATCATACGCTAACTTCTCTACCAAGAATCTCTTTTGAAATTATTGCTTACACTTACGATTCTTTGCGTAAAATGAATCGTATGCAATATATGAAAAATGACGCTGCAGCGACAGGAGACACAAACACTGCTCTGGTTAGAACACCAGTACCATACAACATTGATATGTCAGTGTATATTATTACCAAGACTCAAGAAGACGCTCTACAAATTATTGAGCAGATTCTTCCATGGTTTACTCCAGAATATTCTATGACAATCAATGCTGTAGATGATATGGGTATTCGTTTAGATGTTCCAGTAGTTTTAAACTCAGTTATTGTGTCGGATGAATTTGAAGGTACTTTCCAACAACGCCGTTTTGTTATTCATACTATCAACTTTCAAATGAAAGTATCAATGTTTGGTCCAGTCACTAATCAAGGTGTTATTGGTACAGCTGATATTAACGTTTCCGAGAAACCTCTAGAAGAAGGTGTGCATACTACACACTACCATGTTGAGGGTGATATTCCTACAAAGACAATTACGAACGAAAGTTGGATTGACGAACTATAAAATATGGCTGAGATTTATAATAGTAACGCGAACTTAAAAGCTGCTGGTATCCAAATTAGTTATACTCCTGACCAAGTTCAGGAGTATATTAAGTGTGCGCAAGACCCGATCTATTTTATTGAGAATTATTGTTATATCGTTACGCTTGACTATGGTTTAAAACTATTCAAGTTATATGATTGTCAAAAGAAGAAGATCGACATCATTCATAATAACCGCCGTGTTATTCTTATGGAAGGTCGTCAGCAAGGTAAGACGACTTCTTCCGCAGCGTACATTCTTTGGTATACATTATTTCAATCTAATAAACAAGTAGCTATTCTAGCCAACAAAGCTGCAGCTGCCCGTGAAGTTCTTGACCGTTATCAAACGATGTACGAGAACCTACCTAAGTGGATGCAACAAGGTGTTACTGGGTGGAACAAGGGTGACATTGAACTAGAAAACGGTTCAAAGGTATTTACCGCTGCCACTGGTAAGTCTGGTATTCGTGGTAAGTCTGTTAACATGCTATACGTTGACGAAGCTGCGATTATTCCAAACAACGTAGCTGAAGAATTCTTCACTGCGGTTTACCCAACTATTTCTGCTGGTCAAACAACTAAGATTCTACTATCTTCAACTCCACTAGGTTACAACCACTTCTGGCGTTTCTGGAATGACGCAGAGAACGACCGTAATGGATTTGTTCCATTGTTTATCCCTTACTGGGAAATCCCAGGTCGTGATGAGAAGTGGGCTGAAGAACAGAAGCGTATGTTGGGTGAGCTCAAATTTAACCAAGAGGTTCTATGTAACTTCCTAGGTTCTAGTTTGACGCTAATCCGCGCTGATACTATCGCTAAGATGTCAGTTGATCAACCTATCTACAGCAATGATGGTCTAGATGTATTTACAAGACCTCAAAAGAATCATACTTATTGTGGTGTAATTGACGTTGCTCAGGGTGTTGAGGGTGACTCTTCAACTATTCAAATGATTGATATTACAGAGACTCCATATCGTATTGTGGCTAAGTATCGCCGAAACGATATTACACCTCTACTATTCCCAAGCGTTATCTTTAAAGTTGCCACTGAATACAACAACGCTTTTATTTTAATTGAAACTAACGTATCAGACCAAGTGGCTCAGATTATGCACCAAGAATTGGAATATGAGAATATCCTAATGGTTTCTAGAGCAAATGGCGTCCAGACAGTTGGTGGAGGTTTTGGTGGTCAGAAATCCCAGTTAGGTGTTAATACTGACAAACGTGTTAAGCGTATCGGTTGTCATAACTTTAAAGCTATCGTTGAAGAAGATAAACTTTTGATTAACGATCCGGACACAATTTCTGAGATCTCTACATTTATTGAAAAACGTGGTTCTTATGAAGCCGACGAAGGTTATCACGACGACTTGGTTATGCCTCTAGTTCTATTCGGTTGGCTTACAACTCAACCTTATTTCAAAGAACTAAATAACATTAACATGCGTAAGATTATGTATGAAAAGCAGATGAAAGCTATCGAAGAAGACTTAACCCCATTTGGATTCTATGATGACGGTAATCCAGAAGCTGATCCTTTGAATTTCTAAGTGAAAACTTGTAAAAACTAAATAAATTCGTAGACAGTTTTGTCTAGGCAATCATTATAAACAAGGAGAACAACAATGCCGTTTCAATTATCTCCAGGCGTTGCAGTCGTAGAAAAAGACTTTACTTCTATCGTTCCAGCCGTTGCGACATCCATTGGTGCGTTCGCAGGTCAGTTCGACTGGGGTCCTGTTTTGGAACCAATTACCGTTACTTCAGAAGATGAACTTGTTCGTCGTTTCGGTACTCCAAACAACAACAACTTCCAATCTTTCTTTACTGCTGCCAACTTCCTATCTTATTCTAACAATCTATTGCTAGTTCGCCAGCAAACTACTAACATGAAGAACGCTGTTGTTACTCCAACTGGCGCTCTAAGTGAAGTGGTTATCGTAAATGGCGGTACTGGTTATGACTCTCTAGGTGCAGTTCCAGCAGTTGCAGTTTTAACTGAAGGGTTGTTAAGCGAAATTACTGTTACCAGTGGTGGTACTGGTTATGTTAGCAATAACCAAACTTCTCCAGTTATTGAAGTTAGCGATCCAACTGGTTCTGGTGCTGTTCTAGAAGCAAACATTACAAATGGCGCTATTATGTCTATTGACATCATCGCACCAGGTGCTGGTTACACTGCCCCATCAATTACAATTACTGGTGGTAATGGTACAGGTGCTACTGCTACTGCTACTACAAAGAATGTTAAAGAAGCTGGTGGTATTCAACCAACTGCTCGCGCAGTTCTTTCTGGTGGCGCTATTACTGGTATTAACCTTTCTTCTGGTGGTTCTGGATACACTAGCGTACCAACTGTTACAGTTGTTCCTGCTCCAGGAGACACTGGTACTGGTGCTACTGCAGCAGCCATTCTTTCTGGATCTGGTATTACTGGTATCACAGTTTCTACTAGCGGTTCTGGATACACTTCTCCATCAGTATCATTTACTGGTGGTGGTGGTTCTGGTGCTTCTGCTGCAGCTGTATTAGCTGGACCAGTATCTTCTATTACTCTGATTAACGCAGGTTCTGGATACACTTCAACTCCAACAGTAACTATTACTGGCGGTGGTGGTTCTGGTGCTACTGCAGTTGCAACTACTGATGGTAATAACATCACTTCTATCTCTATCGTTTCTGGTGGTACTGGATATACTTCTGAACCAACAGTAACTATTACTGGTGGTGGTGGTTCTGGTGGCGTAGCTGACTCTGTTGTAAACTACAACGTTATCAAGAGCATCAGTATTACAACTGCAGGTTCTGGATACACTTCAACTCCAACAATTCTTATTACAGATTCTACTGGTACTGGCGCTTCTGCTTCTGCCGCGATTGGCACTAGCTCTGTTGCTTCTATCAGTATTTCTACTGGAGGTACTGGTTTCAAAGCATTCCCAACAGTAACTATTACTGGCGGTGGTGGTTCTGGTGCTACTGTAGGTTCTGTAACAGTTGGCTCTTCTTCAGTTACTTCTGTTGTTATTACTGTTGGTGGTACTGGCCTTTCTGCTGCACCAGCTGTCATTATTGAAGATGCCCCATCTGAGAATGGTGTTACTGCTGTTGCTACTGCTGTTATTGAAACTGCAGGTGTTGCAATTCTAAACGGTCAATTCTATTCTGCAAACTTCATCAATGGTGGTGGTGTTACTGGTGAATGGGCTGCTAAGTACCCAGGAAAACTAGGTAACTCTCTAAAAGTGTCTATGGCTGACCGCGACACTTACCAAACTTGGGCTTACAAAGACGAGTTCGACGCTTCTCCAGGAACATCTGAAGGTGCTGCAATTATCGGCGGTTCTAACGACGAAATGCACATCATCATTATCGACGAAAAGGGTTATATCTCTGGTGTTGAAAATGCTGTTCTAGAAAAGTATGCTTTCGTTTCTAAGGCTTCTGATAACAAGAAACCAGACGGTACAAACAACTACTACAAAGACGTTATCAATGGTCGTTCTGAATGGTTGTGGTGGACTGATCACACTGACCAAGTTACTGGTGGTTATGCGTCTACTAACTGGGGTAGCGTAATGGCTGGTACAGCGTTCAAGTCTATGACTGCTCCTGTAACACAATCTCTATCTGGTGGTATTGATGACGCAGGTTCTACTGATGGTCAAAAGATGGATGCATTCGAGTTGTTCTCTAACGCAACTCTATATGACATCAACTTGATCATGATGGGTAAGGCTTCTTCTGTTGTTACTAACTATGTAATCGACAATGTTGCTCTAACTCGTCTAGATGCCGTTGTGTTTATTTCTCCAGAAGATAACGATACTGGTGAAGTTATCATTGGTGATACTTCTTCTCACGTTAACAAGATTATTGATTACCGTAATGCTCTTTCTAGCAACTCTTATTCTGTTCTAGATTCTGGCTTCAAGTACCAATATGACCGTTATAACGACGTGTATCGTTGGGTTCCACTAAACGGTGATATCGCTGGTCTATGTGCCCGTACTGATTACACTAACGATCCATGGTGGTCTCCAGGTGGTCTAAACCGTGGTCAAATCAAGAACGTTGTTCGCTTGTCTTGCAACCCTAACCAAACTAACCGTGACAACTTGTATCGTAACTCTATTAACCCAGTTGTTACTTTCCCAGGTCAAGGTACTGTATTGTTCGGTGATAAGACATTGTTGGCTAAACCAAGTGCTTTCGACCGTATTAACGTTCGTCGCTTGTTTATCGTTCTAGAGAAATCTATTGCGACAGCTGCTAAGTATCAACTATTTGAGTTCAACGATGCGTTCACTCGCGGTCAATTCAAGAACTTGATTGAGCCGTTCCTACGTGACGTTCAGGGTCGTCGTGGTATTACTGACTTCCTAGTTAAGTGTGATGAGTCTAACAACAGTGGTGAGGTTATCGACCGTAACGAATTCGTTGCTGATATCTTCGTTAAGCCAACTCGTTCTATCAACTTCATTACTCTTAACTTCGTGGCTGCTCGTTCTTCTATTGCGTTCAGCGAGATCGGTGGCTAATTTGGAATGGGGAGGGAAACCTCTCCATTTCTAACGAATAAATAAAGTAATAACAAGGAGATTTAAATGGCAAACGTTGCTGACTTTAAAGCCCAGATGATCGGTGGTGGTGCACGTCCGAACCAATTCCGCGTAGAATTGACATTTCCATCATTCGTAACTCTTGGCGTTATTGCTGGTCAAAGAGCACAATTCTTATGCCGTGCTGCTTCCCTACCAGCTTCTACTATTGAAACTATTTCAATTCCGTACCGTGGTCGTCCAGTGAACTTCGCAGGTGAACGTTCATTCCAACCATGGACTGTATCTATTTACAACGATACAACTTTCAACATCCGTAATGCTCTTGAGCAATGGCAATCTGGTATTCAACAATACAATACAACTAACGGTCGCACTAACCCTACTGATTATCAAGTTGACTTGTCTGTTCACCAGTTAGACCGTAACGGTGCAACTATTAAGTCTTATAAGTTCACTGATGCGTTCCCAACTAACATTGGCGCTATTACACTTGACTACGAACAACAAAACGCGATCGAACAGTTTGACGTTGAATTCGTATACAACTTCTTCACTTCTAACGAAGGTGCTGGTGCTAACTTCGGTGTTAACGTTGGTATCAATACTCCAGTTGGTACTTTCCCAGTTTAAACTGAAAGAAGGATAATTTATAATGCAGCTGTTTGGCTTTGAAATCAAACGTGCGAAAGATGAGCAGGTTCTACCGATTCCATCGGTAGTTCCTCCATCAAATCAAGATGGCTCCACCATAGTAAATACCAGTGTTAATGCTGGCGGTTACTATGGTATGGTCGTCGATCTTGACGCATCCCTAAAAAACGAGAACGACCTTATTCGTCGTTATCGCGAGATTGCTCAATACTGTGATTGTGATGCAGCTATTGAAGATATTGTTAATGAAGCACTTATCTCTGATGAAACTAAACGTCCAGTGGAAATTATCCTAGACGATTTAAAAGTTTCTTCTGGAATTAAAAACAAGATCTCAGAAGAATTTGTAGAAGTTATGCGACTTCTAAAGTTCAATGACAGAGGTCATGAAATCTTCCGTCAATGGTATATTGATGGTCGTTTATATTACCAAGTATTACTTGATGACACTAATGTTAAATCAGGTATTCAAGAATTACGTTACATTGATCCGCGCAAGATTCGCAAGATCAAGAACATTAAAAAAGAAAAAACACCACAAGGTGTTGAGATTGTTAGAACTATTGACGAATTCTACCTTTACAACGATAAAGGTATGTCTGAACAATCTACACAAGGTGTAAAACTTCCTGTCGATTCAGTTGTACATTGCCCATCTGGCGCAATTGATATGAACACAGGTATGACGCTTTCTCACTTACATAAAGCGATTAAGCCGACTAACCAATTAAAGATGATTGAAGACTCTTTAGTCATCTATCGTATTTCACGTGCACCAGAACGTCGTATTTTCTATGTTGACGTTGGTAACTTACCGAAGCTAAAAGCTGAGCAGTATGTTAACGACATCATGAACAAGTTCCGTAACAAGATTGTTTATGACGCAACTACAGGTGAAACTCGCGACGATCGCCGTCACCTATCAATGATGGAAGACTTCTGGATGCCTCGCCGTGAAGGTGGTAAAGGTACAGAGATTTCTACCCTCCCAGGTGGTCAAAACCTCGGCGCTATTGAAGACATCGAATACTTCCAAAATAAACTTTATCACTCTTTGAACGTTCCTGTATCTCGTATGCAGCAATCTGAAGGTTTCAGCATTGGTCGTTCAAACGAAATTACTCGCGACGAAGTTAAGTTCAACAAGTTCATTGTTAGACTTCGCAAGAAATTCGCAGTTCTATTCCTAGAATCTCTAAAGGTTCAATTAGTTGCTAAGAATATTATCAACATCAGAGAATGGGATGATATTCGTCAAGGTATCCGCTTTGACTTCTTGGAAGATAACCACTACGCTGAACTAAAGGACGCTGAACTATTAACTCAACGTGTTACTTTGTTGCAACAAATCGAACCATTTATTGGTCGTTTCTATTCTGATGAATGGATTAAGCGCAACCTATTGCGTATGACTGATGATGATATCGAAGTTATGGATAAACAAATCAAAGGTAGCTTGGAAAACAACGTCGCGTTTGCTCAGAATAAGGGTGAACAACAGTTGGCTCAACAACAACCTACTATGGAATTCCAACAGCAACAACAGATGCAGCAAATGCAAGCTCAGGCAAGTATGCAACCAGCTCAACCAGCTGCACCAAATCCACAACAAGCTGCTGCGCAAGAAGCTAGCACTGAAACTAAAAATGACAAGGCAGAGAAATCAGCTACTAAAAAACCTGCAGGGAAGAAAACTTCCACAGGTGAACAGAAAGCTGGCACTTGGCCACAATAATGAGAGGATATTATGACTACAACATTAGAACTTATTAACGCTATTTCTAACGGTAATGCTGTTGAAATTGAAAACGCTTTTAACTCTGCCATGGCAGAAAAAGTGGCAAGCAAACTAGATGACCTACGTGTTAATGTTGCTCATGCAATGTTTAACGCTCAAGCTCCAGAAACAGAAACTGCAAACGAAGAATAATGTATTTTAAGCAATTCATTTCTACTCTAAAGATTAAAGAGCAAGAGGAGTTAAACGCTTCTCTTGTAGAGGAAGTCACGAAAGAAATTTACGAAGAAATACCAAACAATAAGATTGTACAGATTATTAAAGAATATCACGATGTAAAAGTTACTGATACGCTTATCGAGACATATATTGAGTTGGCTTCCTCTAACATTTTTTCAGTAGACCCAGTTATCTGTGAATTGCGCAAAATCAATAAACTAGACACTCTGGTTGAAGGTAAGTTAAACTACACATTAGATGACGGTAGTGTTATTGCGATCAATGAAGCTACGCAAGAATACCTAAATAAATTATTGCATAATCAAACAGAAATAATTGAGTACATGAGAGAGTCTAAAGAGAACTTCTTATCTGTACTCAAGCAAATCGGGGAATAACAAATGCAGTTCACTACTGTTAAGAATACTAACCAAGAGACTGTGATTCATTTCACATCTTCAGCTGCTGAGTCTGGCACTATTACTATTGCTGACTTAACAGCAACCACTCAAGCTAGAAACGCTGATACGCCAAACGTTACAATCGTTAAGTTTAGCGTTATGGGTGAACTTGGTTCAAAGGTTACTATCAATCGTAATAGCAAAATTGTTATTGCGTGCGCTCCAGAAAATGCTCCATATATGGAAGCTAACTCTTGGGGTATCCCAATTAACAATGACGCAACTTTCGATATCGTTGTAACAAACGGCGTCGCAAAAGATGTGTCAGGTTTCCTAGTACTGCGTAAAGTTGCAGGTTGGTCTACTAAGGTTGAGACTGCTACTTACTCTGTATATGACGATCAATCTCAAGTAGGTGCGTAATGAAACTAATCAAAGAAGTTTTTGACACAACGAACTTTATCGTTGAAGACAAAAAGGGTGGTAAGAAAGAATACTTCATTGAAGGCGTCTTTCTACAATCCGAATTACAAAACCGTAATGGACGTATGTATCCTGAATCTGTAATGGACAACGAAGTTGCTCGTTATATGAAAGAACAGGTTAAAAACAATCGTGCTTACGGTGAACTTGGTCACCCAGATACTCCAAGTATCAACCTTGACCGTGTGTCCCATATGATTGTTGACCTTCGTAAAGAAGGTACTAATTATATCG